GTAGTCGTCAAAACTCAGCTCGTCGAGAGTGCTTTTAAGAATATGAATATGAAACTTCGGAGCGCTGGTAGGAATACGTACACTGCAAACAACGCGTTCTCTGCAGGTAAAAGCGCCGCAGACAGTGTAACTTTCAATCGTGCCGTTCGTGATGGTGCCCAAGGTGGAGTGAAACTTATCGCATGAGATACATTGTTGTAGACGAAGACCGAGGAGTGTTTCTAGGTTCTTTCAACCAATATGCGTTGTTTGCTAAGAATGATATCCTAGGCTCGACGAAAGCTTTTAGCTTTGACACTCGAGATGAAGCAGAAGAATACATTGAAAACGTATTCTCTAAGAATAAAAACGCCGACTGCAAAGTTATCGAAGTCGAAGCAAAGAACAAATATGTTCGCGTAGAAGATATCGTTAAGCAAGGATATGGTAGGTATACTCACTACTTGGTCGACAATCTTCCTATGCAATCAGATTCATTTCATTAAGTAGTTGACATTCATTTAGAATCAGTGTATACTAAAATAGTTCGATAGCAAAACAACTGAAAAGGACTTACAATATGGCTCATGAACTTGAATTCGTAAACGGTGTTGCTCAGATGGCTTATCGTCTCTCGAAAGGAAAACCGTGGCACGGTCTTGGCGCTCCGGTTGGCGACGATATGACTCCGATTGAAATGATGAAGGCAGCTGGCCTCGATTGGAACGTGGCTAAAGTAGAATCGTTTATCGAGTTCAACGGTCAGAAAATTCCGACCGGACAACAATCGCTCGTTCGTGAAACTGACGGCAAGATCCTTACTCAGGTTGGTCCTGGTTGGAATCCAGTTCAGAATATCGAAGCTTTCGAGTTCTTCAATGATTTCGTTTCCATGGGTGACATGGCAATGGATACTGCAGGGTCTCTGAAAGACGGTCGTATCGTCTGGGCTCTTGCAGATGTTCGTGAAGGTTTCAGCCTGTTTGGCGGAGATGAAGTTAAAGGTTACCTGCTGTTTTCCAACCCTCACCAGTACGGTAAATCCATCGATGTTCGGTTCGTTCTTGAGCGTGTAGTTTGCAACAACACTCTTACGGTTGCACTCGCAGAGAAAGGTCAGCCTGCCGTTCGTGTAAACCACCGTTCGCAGTTTAACGCAGAACGTGTTAAAGAACTCCTTGGTATCTCTCACCGTAAGACTGAAACGTTCAAAGAAGCTGCTCAGTTCCTCGGTTCCAAGCAATATATCAAGTCCGATCTTGAGGAATATTTCGGAGAGATCTTTGGCAAGTCTGCAAAAGAAGACAAAGTGTTGTCTCCGACTGCTGAACGTGCTATGGCTGTAATCGAAACTCAGCCCGGTGCAGAGTTCCAACAAGGTTCTTGGTGGCAAGCTCTGAACGCAGTTACCTACCTTTGCGACCACGAGCTCGGCCGGTCTAACGACACTCGCCTTGCATCTGCTTGGTTCGGTGGTAACGCTAAGCGCAAGGTTGACGCCCTCAACCTGGCAGTAAAGATGGCGGAGGCTGCGTAAGCAGCCTCCCTAGGATCAAAAAATGAATCAAACCCTTGGCCTATCAAATGCAGTAATTCAGATCGCCGCAATTCTATCGTACCAGTATCTTGCTTTAGTTTGGCCTCTATACTTCATAATGCTAATGCTTGCCCTTCTTATATTCATGCAGACTATATCAGCAGGAGCGGTGTTTGCAAGAATTACAGCACCACCAAAGGATAAAACTGAAGACACGAGTGGTGCTATAACACTGCTCGTTGCAGTTCTCTACTTCATGTCTGCATACCATATTCACCTAATCGGTTTTACAGTGTTTGCGTCAATCGCGGCAGCTCATATCGGAATTATGATGTGCTCCGCCTTCTTTATGTGGATCAAAAAATGACAGCAGTTCTCTACATTCTAATGCGTAACGATCTTGACTCTATGAATTGTGGTAAAGCAATCGCTCAAGGTTCTCACGCGTCAAATGCCTTCGTTCATCACTTTCATGGATTCGCACAGGAATACAATTCCAAGTCGGTTCATATGGGAATTGAAACAGCGACTATGTCTGGCTTTAATGAATGGGAAAATTCTACTCGTCAAGGCTTTGGTACTGTGCTAACTCTCGAGGCAAAGATGAGTGACATTTCAAATCGAGTCGAACTGTTTCAATCGCTAGGTTATGTTGCCGGTGTAATTCACGATCCTACGTATCCAATCGTAGACGGTCAAGTAGTTCACTACATTCCGCTGGACACTTGCGCATACGTGTTCGTTCCAAACAAAGAAAACGACACGATGGCTTCTCATCTGCTCAAGCAATTTCCTCTACATAGGTAAACTATGGATGACGATTACGAATACAATGACAAGATAACTGACTATAACTATATCACCTCAACAATTGGCAATGCCTTCTTTAGCGGGTTGTCATTTAATGAGCTCTGGGAATGTGTCTTTGTTTCAAAGTCGAGAGAAGATCTCGATACGGCTGTAGACGCTACTATTAAACTAAAAGAATTAATCAATCAAGGAGAATACTAATGAATGATTCGTACAATGTAACTGCAGATGAACTTCGTCAATTCATCGAGCGTTACGAGCAACTTGAATCTGAAAAGAAAGACGTTACTGAGCAACAGAAAGAACTTATGGCTGAAGCTAAAGGTCGAGGATATGACACCAAGATTATGAAAAAGATCGTTGCTCTTAGAAAGAAGAAAGCGGACGCGATTGCTGAGGAAGAAGCAATACTTGAGATGTACAAAGCTGCATTGGGTATGGGTTGAAGTACTACGCTGGTATAGGTTCTAGAGAAACTCCACCAGCAGTGTTAAAAATGATGACAGCTGTTGCAGAGCGGCTGTCATCATTTGGCTATATATGCAGGTCTGGCGGAGCTGATGGCGCAGACGCTGCGTTTGAAGCAGGTGCTAGATATAAACGAATATACCTGCCATGGGATGGATTTAACTCTAGAAACGCAGATGGAACGTCATACATAGTACCATCATATAATGAAGAATACGTATACAAATATCATCCGGCTCCACATAAGCTATCAGACGCTGGAAAGAAGCTCATGTCAAGAAATACATGCCAAGTGTTAGGAGACGATCTAAACACTCCTGCAGAATTTGTACTTTGTTGGACTAAAGATGGTAAGGCAAGCGGAGGAACTGGCCAAGCAATTCGTATTGCCAAGGATATGAATATACCTGTATTTAACTTGAAGACTGACATAGAAAAATTTTCTATATACATGTCTCAGACTATAATTTTATCAAAGTAAACCATTATAAATAAGTGTATTGGCAATACATAAAGAGGTGAATACAGCATGACTGATGCTTACAATATCGTCACACAAGAATTGATAAACTACATTGAAAAATACAAAGATCTAAATGATAAGCTAATTCATTTAGAAAAAGAAGCGAAGACAAAGGGTTTTGATCTTCCTTCGATTTATCAATTATCATTACAAGAAAAATATTCTCAAGAAGAAGAAGTGTTTACACTATACGAAGAAATCAAATCCTCGATAGATGATACCAAGCGCAAGATAGAAAGTATATATGCCGACTACGACTTAAGATACGGAGAAAATTGGGGATGGTGTTCTCTAAACAAAGCCGGGTGTATTATTGACTGTATAAATGAAATATGCGCTGATACAAAAGATCCTGTATGCGTTGAGGTTGGCGTATACGGTGGAAAGAGTGTAATCCCAGTTGTGCTCGAACTAAAGCGGCTCCAAAAAGGAAAGCTATACGCTATCGATCCATGGGATAATATAGAAGCTACTAAAGGTTACTTTGGAGAACACTACAATTTTTGGTTCAACATAGATCTAAATAACATATACAACCTTTTCTTAAATCTACTCAATGAAACCAATTGTAGTGATTATGTAGAAATCATTAGAAAACCTAGTGATGAAGCGCCTGAAATCGATAACATCAATTTCTTGTATATAGATGGACAACATACGGAACAAGCTATACGCGATGTTCATAAGTATGCGAGTAAAGTACTTTTAAACGGTTACTGCGTAGTAGATGATATTAATAAGGATGTATGGGGTGAAGTTTCAACTCAGACTCCAAGTATTCTCGAAGGAATGGGTTTTGTTGCTCAGAAGTTCATTGATGACGCAATCATCTTTAAGAGATTGAGCGTATAATACAAAAAAGGCGGATCTTGCGATCCGCCCAGTTGGTAGAAGGGCCCGGTTTATACCGGGCTCTTTTGTTATTAGAGAAGGTTTGTAACCAATACTCTTCTGTAGTACTTGTTGGTGTTGTTGGCAATCGCGCCAAGAGCTGGAGCTCCGAAGTCAAATGCGCCTCTTGCGAATGGGTTAGCAACCATGCCGTAGCGGGTTTTGAAGCCGATCTTTGGCTGGAAGCTGTTTTCACCAATAGCGCGAACCATCTGTAGTGGTACGTATGGGCAGTAGAAGATACCAGCATCGAAGGATGAGGAACCTTTGTAGCCTACTACAAGGTAGTTACCACCAGCATATGGGTCGATATATACACGGTAACGGCCGTTTAGAACGCCTGCGAAGGTGTTTCCGGTATCGTCAACGTTTAGTGCGTTGCTGTT